ATGATTGTTTTCTGCCTGTACCACTATCGCTTTCAGCGTTTGACTCTGCAAAAGAATACATTTTTAAAGTAGCTTCTGAACGTGGAGCAATGCCATCATTATCATATAATGTGTCTTGAATATCTGCTACTGCTTTTGTACCTATTGCGGTTAGCCCATTGATTACAGCTTTATCTGCATTTTCAACGCTGAAATTTGCTATAAAATACCTTTCGCCTAGCTTAATCCATTGCTCTGATTTGTTTTTAACGGTATTTGAGAAAAAGGGACGTGGTGGACAGTTAAGTGTTGAGTTAGCAGGAATATTCAAGCCGTGATACCTTAAGAATGCGCTTTGTTTTGGTGTAACTCTCTGTACCCAGCCATTTTCAAGAATATTTGCAACATCGCTAACTTTTGTGCCGTTGGTATATTGAGCATCTGCAAGAATACCGATTTTGACAGAACGCTTTGAAACCTTTTCTAGCTTTGTTAAAGCGTTTTGAATTTTGCTCAAATCTAATCTTACAGTTGCCATTTTATTTTATCCATAAGGGTGATAATTATAAGAATGATATAATCTGCCACCCTTTGTATAAGACTGATATTGCATATAAAAAATAGAGCCACATTGAGTTTGCGTCCAGAAGTCTTTTGTAAAATTTCCACCTTTTAATAAATCAAAAGATGTAGATACTGAACCTTGTGAGGCACTTGCAATTCTGCCATTATAGTCTTGATTTTCTAAAGTGATTAAATGACACATGGCATAAAAGAATAAACGCTCTCTATCAAGAATATTCTTATCTTTGTCATAAGGGATAACAGAATTATTTTTATTTCCAAACATCTGACAAACAATATTAAATTTTTCAGATAAATATTCATCTGAAATTTTGCCTTTAACATATAAGTCATTGATATTGCTAAATAAAGTTAAAAATTTACTTTGATTAAATTCTAAAATCATTTGTTATCCCTTTGATTTTATTTAGTTTTCCTCAACTTTTGTTTTCTTGAGGTCAACGGGAGCAAGACCAGTCTTAATGTTCTTGATTTCACTTTCATAATTGTGAGCCTCTGCCATACCGCCTTCAATTTCAAAAACGCAAGGTGGGAAGCCATTGAAAGGCTTAAACATTTGCTCTTTGCCGTGAATTTTTAAAATATTCTCCCAGTCTGAACGGGTTAAGCGCTGATATTTTGCTCTGCCGTCTGGCGATAAAACACCTTCTCTTTTACCTCTTAATTCGTCATCAAGACCAACAAGATACACATCTTTTACACCACCGTTACCATCTGGAATATCACTAAACTTGTGACCATGACGGAGTGCTACAGCAATAATAACATCATCGCTCTTAATTTCACTTTTCTTGATTTCTGTGTCTGAACTGCCGACAACATCAGCTAACGCATTTAAATCATTGATTTTCTTTGGTCTACCCATTTTTTTAAAACCTCTTTTATTTTAATTCTCATACGTATATAAAAGGTGCTAAGATTTTTAATTTTCTTAACACCTTGAATTATAGCATTTTAATCGCAAATTAGTAAAATTAAATACCTAACATGGTTGCGATCAAAGATGGACGTTTAACAACTGCGCCCCAAGTTGTTGAAATTGCCTTTTGCTCATAAGATGAGGTTTTAGCAACTAAACGACCTAAGCGATACTTATCAGAGTAGCAACAGTCAACAGTTGATACGCCCATTAACTCTGGAACTTCTAAAAGTACACGCTCGCCAGCAGATGTTGACAACTCAGGTAATGCGATGATCTCGATGTTAGGGAAGTTATCCTTAATCATCTTAGAGGCTGTTAAGCCAAATGAGTTAGGAGCATTTAAGTAAGGTAACATCTTATTTGATAATGCTAAAATCATAGGAGTATTAGCATCAATGTTACCACCATTCTTAGAGCATAACTCAGTCCAAAGAGCGTTAATATCGTTATAAGCGATATTAGCGAAAGTTGATGGCTGACTTGACATCTTATCTGTCCAAGTGGTGATACCTGTCTGACCAGATGGAGCAATGTTAATAGGTGAGATAGTAGCATTTAGGTTAGGATCGTTTAATAAGCCATAAATCTTCTTGCCCTGTACACCATATAAATAAAATCTATTGCTTTCCTGTGCGATGATTTCGGCTGATGCTCTCTGTTTTGCATTGATTAAGCCGATTTTAGCAGATGATGCCTTTTCAGCCTCTAAATCGCCAAAAGTTAAAGTGGTCTGGAAACGTAACTGCTCACGCACTGGGAACTCATAATTTACATCAGTAGTAACACCGTTCTGATAATCGTTGTATGGAGTTACATCGCCAGCATATTCCTCAACTGGGAATTGCATATAGTCATCAGTCCATACGCCAGTTTTAACTTCACGACCTAACTTAGTTGCATTACGTGCACTTAATAAAATAGGTACGATTTCAGGTGATAAATAAGAAAATGCAGAAATAGGATAACCAATAGAATTACTATCAGCTAACATTCTTGCAGTTCTTTCTTTGTTTAATCTTACGCTATCGCCCACAGAGTCAAAAGCCATAAAGCCTTTAGGTGAAATGAAACCTAACTCTTTTGCCTTAGTATTGAATGACATAATTTTTATATCCTCTTTAAATTAAAACTTTTCAATAACGATAACATCGCCATTGTTAGCAGATGTCTTGCCGTCTGGGATTACAACCTTGAAGCCAGTATCAATTAAGCCTTCTGAGGTCTGTGAAGCAAAGGTAATAGCACCAGTGTCACCATTGACAAGCACTAACATACCTGCTGATACGGTAGCGTTTGCAGTAACATAGAATTGACCTTTTAAAGCTACTACAACAGGGAAGCCAGCAGGATATACGTCTGTAGCTTCAACAGTTGGAGCAATTGAAGCATCTACTACACGCTCAACGAAGCCAACTAATGCTGAACCAGTAGCGGATACAACGCCAAACTGCTCACCATTGCCACTAGCTGAACCCTTAAAGGCAAAAGCGCCAGCCTTTACAGTACCATCGCTTAAATAATTCTCACAAGTGTAAATGTTTTGGTCGGTGGTTACTCTTTGACCGTCGAAGCCCTTCTTAACAACTAAATCAACGCTTTTTTGCATTTTTAAACCCCTTCTTATAAAACTGAAACTCTATTGAATAACTTATCTAAAGCTGTATGCTTTTCAGCTCTCTTGATATTACAATCTTTAGACTTTACCTTTACGGCAGAAACTGCACGGAATACGGCACGACACTCGCTATCCTTGAGGCTCTTAACATTAACGCCCATTTTAGCAAGTGCATCACGATAAATCTTGGCTGCACTATCGTACTTCATAGCATTAACATCACCTAAAATGTGACGTACTTCACGACTTGCATTAAATCTGCGTTCAATGTCTGCTTTAACAATCTTTGCAACCTTTAAAGCGGTATCGGTAGCCTTTTGCTCTTCGGTTTCCTTTTGCTCTTCGGTAGTATCTTCATCGGTAGCATCTTCATCAGTAGCATCTTCATCAGTAGCATCTTCATCAGTTGCTTCGGTTTCTGACTTTTTGCCAAAATGATTACCAACGATAAAAGCCTTTACGATCTCCTCATTCTCAGCATCAAGACCTGCCTTTTCAAGCTCTGCCTTAACCTCTTCAATGATTAAATCGTCATCGTCTGACTGCTCAGTTTGATCTTCGTCTGATGTTTCCTGCTCTTGCTCTTCTGCATCTTCAGTGTCTGGCTCTTCAGTTTCAACCTCTTCAGTCTCAACCTCAACCTCGTCATCATCTTCACAAGCATCTGAAGTAAGCTCATCAATTTTTGCTTTGATTTCCTCTTCAGTTGCTCCCGCTTTTACAAGCTCGTTAATAAGCTGTAATAACTTTTCTTTATCCATCTTTTTTACCTCTGTTTTTTGTGAATTAAGAATAATATCTTTACTGTCTGAAACCTTTACATCTGCTCCTGCCCTGCCACACTCAACTAATGCAACGTGCTGAATTTTGATGTTTCTTTGCACAAAGTCATAAGGCACGCCTTCAAATTCTCCTGGTTCCTTATGAATTTCACAATCATAACCGATTGATAGCTCGCACTTTTCGCCACTCTCAATTAAGTCAATAGCTTTTTGATTGAAGAAGTGTAATGAATTTGATAGATAAGGAAACTCAAAAACGGCATCTGTACCAGTAGCACCAATTCTAGTGTATTGTGCTGGCTTTTCTGCAGTATCATCGTGGTGTTCAAGTTGTAACGGCACGCCATTAAGTGATTGAATTGTTTCAGCTTTATTTAGTTCTTCTTCTGGTCTAAATACATTATATACTTTATCTGGAATTAAATCATTAGAGATTTCGCTACCTAAATACTGAGCAATTTGCACCTTAGTGCAATGACAGTTTTTTACATGTAAAAAGCCGTTTGCATCTTTTTCACGATTTGAATTTTTGGCATCAAAAATTAGATTGAATTTCATCTCATAACCTTTTGATTTTTATTATCTATTTTGAATATTAAAAAATTAAAAATATAAGTCAAACATTTTTTTAAATATTTTCGCATTTTTAATCATAAATTAAACGATAAACGCAACGACAATAAGGTAATTCGGCTGGCTTAACATATTTTTGCACGTCTTCATCAAAAAGACCCTCATCAATATTGAACACCTTACCATCAAATGCTTTATGTGTTTTACGGCTTGAGTATTGACCTGCAATGTGCTTCCATATTGCTTTAGTTATGCCTAAACTCTTTGCATTTAAGCGTGTAATTTCTGAATTTATTTTACAAGTTTGATCAAGCACGTAATTGTTAATTTGTCGCTCTGTGCTTCCTTGCATTAGCTTAACATTTTCTTGAATATGTGAAAACACATTGCCAGTTTCCAAACCCTCGGCAAGAATATTCTTAATATTATCTGCCGTTGTCATATTCATTTGCACAAAATCAAATATTTTTTCAGTTTTAAATTCCTGAATAAATTTCTTAGCTTCTGGAGAAATAAAAGGACTTGAAACCGTAGGAAGTTGTCCACCTTCTTTTAAATTTTCCTTTGAAAAGCCTGCATTTAACAATGCTTGTTTATTAGCAGTAGCAGTTGACTTTACAACCTTTTCAAGCTCTTTGTTTAAAATCTTTTCGCTTGCATTTTCTAGGAGCTTTGTCCATTTTGCTGAATTTTTAGAAATATATTCAGATAAAAAACCAACAAGATTTTGATTTTTTCTAAATGCTGATAAACTTCTATTTTTTAAAGCTGTCATTACTCTTTTTTGTGCTGGAGTTAAAAAGCTATCTGACACAGATAAATATTGAGATTTTTCAAGCTCCTGCATCATAGAAAATAAAACAAAATTTCCAAAGTCTTTATTTAATTTTATGAGCTTGTTTCTTAAGCTCATTCTTGCACCTGCGTTCGGCTCTATAGCTCTAATGGTCTTTAGCTTCTGCATTTTCATTCACTCCACTAAAAAGCTCTGAATAATCTGTTTCATCAATATCGCCTTCAAGTTTTGAAAAATCAAACGTATCATCAGCTTTAATAATTTCTCTAACTTCATTTGCAGTTACAACCTGTCTATCAAGCATTGAGCCTAAAGCATTTACTTTATTGACAAAATTAGTAATTTTAACGCCTTCATCCTCATCATTTAAATTTACAAAATCAAAATTAACGCTTTCATCAATATAGCCAAACTCTGCTAATTGAATACAGTTAATACATTCATTGATTATATCTCTATATAATTCTTGCTTACTTGAAATATAATCATAATAATTCTTTAAGTCACTTTCTCCAGTTGCGTTAAATCCACTAGGTGAAATGCCTAACAGCTTAACTGCTGGTGTTCTGTTAATGCAAGCTATCAATTCTAATGACTGTCTTACAATATCTGTACAACCACTTATAGCAGATTGAATATTAGTAACATCTTCACTTTCTTTGTCACAAACATAAACGCTATCATTATTTCTGTACTTTTCAAGTACTTTCATTCTTACGTCAAAATCCTGCAAGCCGTTTTCGCTTTCAAAAACAGCATCAATATCAGTTTTGACCACCAATAAAGCCATTTTGCTTAATAATCTTTGTGTCGCAGTTCTGCACTCATTGAAATGTAAGACGTAGTCCCATAGAATTTGTGCCTGTGGAATACCTAAGAAGTTGTAAGCTGGTTTTAATAATAATGGTGGCTCATTCTCTGAACATACAAGTAAACGACTTGCATCTATTGTGATGCCATTTACAACCCACTTTGTAGGCTTGTAATAGTCATCTGCAAGAGGATTAAAGCAATTGTATTTAAAAGGTGTAGAAATTGATGGGTCAATAATTTTGAATTTTAAATTAGCGTTCTGTGTTAATTCTGCCGTCTGATTACTGATATTTAAAGGCTCATCTGGATCATTCTGGAAGCCAGTATCAATATAGATAAGACAACCACCTAAATAACCAGTCTTTAATACTGCATTATGGATAACCTCTTTTAATTTGTATTTTTTATCAATTAAATTCTGTAATTTTAAAGATTTATCGGCATCATCGCAGTTAATTGTTATCCACTTTCTTGTAATATCATCGGCAACAGTTGATACGCAAGCTCTAATCATTCCATTTTGTGAAATTTGCTGTAAAGCTCCATATCCAATAAATGAAGTTATAGGATATTGACCAAGCTCAAGACTATGCTCTGTTAAAGTATTAAAAAGACTTTCAAAGCCTCCTGCATTGTCAAAATCTTCATTACATTGTGAGATATGGTCTGCATTTCTGACCGATGTAAAAGGAATTGAAAAATTCTTTTTTACATTCTCTAAACTATCAAAATTCTTACAATCTCTTTCAGTTAAAAACATCTCAATATTTTCATAATTTATTTTATTTTTCTTTTCTGTCATCGTAATAAACCTCTTAACAAATACATCTTGTTGCTTTCTGACATTTGAACACGCTTTTTCATTCTGAAATAATTAAGAGCTTGTGTCATGCTGTCAACTGTATCATCGTGAGCACCTGCAGGAAATTGTAGCATTTCTTCTTCTAAATCTTTTGTAAAATTTTGATTTTTAGGGAAAAATATATTACCAGCTTCTAAATATGGAGTTATAGCATAAGCTCTTTCTTGCTTACTCTCTTTAGGTGTAATAGGAATAATGCCACTTATATACTTTTTAAGAGTTGATATAATAGCTGTGCCGTTTGCCTTATCCTCAACTAGCCAGCAGTTACAATTTTTGTGTTTATTAGCAAAATTTATAAATACTTTTAAGGTCTTAACAAAGTCCATTCTATCTCTTACCATATCAAGTAAATAAAATTCTGAACCTTTTCTGCCCCACAATTGCCCGACGACAAAATCGCTAGTTTTATTCTCTTTGAATGTCATATCCCATGAGCCAACAATTTGATCAAATCTCTTTGGTTCTGAGCTTTCATCATAATATCTTATCTTTGAAGTTTCAAAAATAGCTCCACCCTCAGGGACAGGCTTTTGTTGATATAATGATAGCCAATCAGCCGTTGACAGTGTGGATTTAATTTCATTTAAAATTTCAAGGCTAAATCTTTCAGGGTGTAAAGCTTCACCTTGCTTTCTATGAGACTCGTCATGTTCAGCAATAGCAGGGTATGAAATAACGTGGAATGGCTTTTGATTTTTATCACTTAACACTTTACCAATCAAATCATCAAGATGCCAACGTGTACACATCATAATTACGCCACCGATAGGACTTAATCTTGTGTAAGCAGTTGATGAATACCAATCATATATTTTCTTTCTGACTGTTTCAGAATTTGCTTCTTGCCTGTTTTTAATCGGGTCATCAATAATTAGAATATCGCAACCTTTACCAGTAATACTACCACCAACGCCAGCAGAACAATAAACACCTTTATGATCAACTATCTCAAAAAAATCTGATGTTCTTTTGTATTTTCTATCTTTTTTATCTGATAGTTTTGTATTTGGAAAAATTTTCTTGTACTCATCACTATCAATAATTCTTTGTACATCTCGGCTAAAATCTTCAGCTAAAGAAGCAGAATAAGAAACACTAATTATTGATAAGTCTGGATATTTGCCCAAGAAATAAGCAGGAAAACGCCTTGAAACTATCTCAGATTTTCCAGAGCGTGGAGGCATTGTAATAATTAAACGTGGTCTTTTGCCATCAATTAAATCTTTTAAAAAAAGATCTAAGGTTTGACAAATTTCTTGATGTACCCAGCCGATTTTATAATCTTTGTAAGTAACTGAAATAAAAGACAATAAATTATTGCGTGCTTCTCTGATTTTTAACTCATTCTCGGCACGTCTTATAATTTCAGCTTTTACTTCTTCAAGTGTCATTTATGATGTTTTCTTATTCTTTGAATTTTCAACAATTTCAAAAAGCTCTGCATCAGATAACTGTTGTACATTCCTTTCAGTATCAATCTTAATAGTGGTTTCTGAATTTTCCTTCCAGCCGTTGCACTTTAAAAAGAAAATCATAGCAGTGTTATCACCTTTTTTGGCTTTCTCAAAAAGAGCATTAGCAATAATGCCAATACCCTGTGCCTTGCCTTCTCTATAAGCTTGCTCTATCTCTTTATTTTCTCGTTGTCTTCTTAAAAATGTACGACTTGAAAAACCTAAAGATAAAGCTATCTGTTCCTTTGTTAAACCTCTGCTAGCCAAAGCCTTAACTCTTTCAATATCTATATCAAGCTTTTTCATTTTTTTTAATCTTCTAGCAAAATTTTTTCTATTTTTTCAAGGTTTTTAATTTGTTCTTGCTCAATAACTTTTTTCCAAGAATTTTGTTCTTTTAAATCTTCCTCATAATTTCTATTATTTAAATCGTCTAAATTATCTATAACAAATTTTTGATAATTTAAATCTTTAATTTCGCTTTTTTGTAAAGTATTTAAGCAAGATTTATCAAACAAAATTATAGTATCATTTGATAATGCTTCATAAAATCTGTCTGCTAAATGATTATAAGTTGTATGTGTAAATTCATCTTCAATATACAAGCTATATTTGAATAATCCTAAAGTGTCTTTATTTTTGTTCCAAACAAATTTTTGACACGGTTTAAATTTACAGCCTATACTTTTAAACTTTTTAAAATTTTTAGGAGATGTACTTAAAATAAAATCA